GGAATCAACATTGTCTTGTGTTCCCGCCACATCATTTATTTCATCACTCGTTGCTTTATCTTTAGGAAAGTAAGAAGCTTTTAAAGTTTCTACTTTCTTTCTGAAATCAGCAGCGTCATTATATTCAACATTTTCTGCAAGACCATTAAACTTATCTTTTTGAGTATCAGCTAAATCAGAAGCGACATCCGATAGGATCTCATCTCTAGTATGTTTAGCATTCTCTTTATTAAGTTCAACATTCTTTTCAATAGATTCGTTAAGTTTTTTGTTTAACTCATCAATTTTAGCAGCTTGATCCTCAATCACATTGTATTTCTCTTCCGGAATATCTATGTAATGAGATTCAAATAGTTTTTTGAGGCCAGATATAAAGTCTTCCGCAACTTCACTTTTAAGTCCTTTTTCAACCGCTAATTCATTTTCTTTCATCCATTCCTCAACTATGTAGTTAAGGTAGCCATCAACTTTTTCTACTATTTCGTTTTTAGCAGTTTCAGTATCAGTTTTAACTTTATCAGCGTATTCATCTTCTAATCGGATAACTTCGTCTGCAAGTTTATTTCTTACTGCAGCCTCAAATATTGTAGAAGCTTTTTGTTTGAACTCATCTGATAAATCAGATTCGTTTCCAACTAAAGCCTTAACATCTTCTTTTACATCAACACTTTTCATTTTATCTTTAATTTCTTGAGCTTTTAATTCCTTTGCTTTTTCAGCATCAGCATTCGCTTTCAATTCTTTTTCTTTATCATCTTGTTCTTTCACATCTTTTTTATCGTCACCTGTTTGAGCTTGAAGTTTTTTCTCAGCGTCTTTCTCAGCGTTAGCTTTGATTTCTTCTGGTTTCTTTTCATCTTGCTCTTTAACTTCTTTTTCTTTGTCAGCATTTGCTTTCAAAGTTTTTTCATCATCTTTTTTGTCTTGAGCTTTAACTACTTCTTTTTCTTTTTCGTCTTG